CTGCCCCTGAGATGCGGCGGCGGCAGCCTCCAGCACGGTCTGCTGACGGGTGATCGCCAGCCGATCGGCGGCGCCCTGAGTCTCTAGCCGCTGTTGACGGGTCCGCTCCTGCTGGCTGCGGACCGCTTCTGCGACGGCTTTGGATCCTTCCAGTCGTGCCGCTGCTACATCGATCTCACCAGTGCGGATCTGGGATTGAAGCTCCGCCAACTTGGCGAGGGATTGCGTGTTCTCCTTGCCGTCACCAGTGCCAGGGAGCTTGGCCTGTTCCCTGGCTAGCTCCAGCCGGGAGATTTGGAGCGCCCGCAGCTTCTCGCCGATGGTCAGCTCAGCTTCGAGGTTGGCGCGGCCTGCCTCATCAAGGCCTGGTGTCTGCCGTGCACCCGCCAGGCGGGCGGATGCGTTGGCCTGCTGTTGCAGCAGTTTGGAGCGCTGTAGTTCTAGGTCTAGGGATTTCTGGGTTTGCTGGTTGCGATCACGGATTTGATCGTTGGTTGTGGAAAGTGCGGCTGATTGCTTGTTTGTTTCGCCTGTTGTATCGCGGTTGTTTTTTCTGAACTCGGCCGCTTTAATGTTGAGTTGTTCAATAAAGTTCAAAAACTCATCGTTGGTTAGATTTAATTCGCCAAAAATATCGCGATTACCACCGACGCCAGCGATGGGGCCGCCAAAGATGTTTGTTTGCTTGCTGCTAGCGGCAACAGCTTGACTTGCAATGTTTTTCGCTTGTTGCTCGGTAAGGTTGTATTCTTCGCGTATGCGTCGCAAAGCGCCAACAGCCTGCTCCGCCTGATCTGTTGAAAGGCCAAAAATCTCACGCAAGCCTCTTGCTTCTTGTTGAACCAGAAGTCCCTCTAGCGCTAGCGTGAGATCTACAACAGACGCGGTTATGCTAGGCAGTAAATTAGTCCCGATACTCTGCTGTAGTTCCTGCCAGGCATTTCCAAACCGCTGAAATTTCTGCGCTGATGTCTCCAGCCCCGCCGCACCCTTGGTCAGCTCGTTAAGCCCCTTGGACAGCGCCGGGAAAAACTGGCCTGCGGTGAGCCTCCCAGATTCAACCAACTTGATCAGGTCGCGCTGGGTGATTCCCAGCCCCTTGGCGGTAGCCGACAACGCCACGGGCAAGCGCTCCGCCAACTGCAATCTCAACTCTTCCATGCTGACGGTGCCCTTACTCGCGATCTGCTGCAGCGCCAGGAATGTCCCCCCTACCTGTTCATTGCTCAGCCCGTAGGCCTGCGCCGCGCGGCTGACCGAGGTGAACAGTTGACGCTGTTGCTCGATTGGGATATTTGCTGCCGTAGCGGCTGCGGTGAAGTTGCTGTAGGTATCAACCAGCGTATTGAAGCTCAACCCCAGCTCCCGCGAAATCCCGCGTGTGAAGTTGATCGCCCCAGCCGCGCCCTGTGGGCCCAGGGTCACCGTGAGCTTCCGGGTGACGTTCTCAAGCTCAACAGCCTGATCGATTGAGCCCTTCAGGAACCCGCCAACGGCGAACCCTGCCCCAGCGGCAGCGCCGCCCGCCCCGAGCGCCAAGAGCGCCTCAGAGCCGAACCCACGGGCACCCCTGGCCAGCCTGCCCGCCAGGGTCTGATCCACGCGGGCCAGCTCCCGTTCGGTGCGTTGGATTTCGCGCTGAAGTTCACGAAAATCTCGTGTTCCGATTTCGACTGACCGAAACGACTGCTGCAGGCCGGCCAGCTTGGCATTCAGCCCTGTTATGCTGTTAGCAGCGGCTCCGGCTGTTGCAAGACTTAGCTCAACACCTCTAATCTCTGATTGCAGTCTACGGAATGTAGGACTAGCCGTATCAACTCCTTGCAATGATTTTTGTAGCCCTTGTAATTTTACGTTAAGGGCCGTGATGCTGTTACTAGAAACACCAACAGTTGCTAGGGCTTGCTCTGTTCGTTGAATTTCACGCTGGAGTTTACGGAAATCACTAGAACCAATCCCCACAGCTCGAAACGACTGCTGTAGATCCGCGAGCTTGGCATTCAGCCCTGTTATGCTGTTAGAAGCGGCTCCGGCTGTTGCAAGTTGAAGTTCAACGCCTTTGATTTCTGATCGCAGTTTCCGAAATGCAGGACTAGCGGCATCAACTTTTTGGAGTGATTGTTGTAGGTCTTGCAGCCTAGCGCTCAGCACCGCAATACTGTTACTGGATGCACCTACTGTCGCCAGTTGACGTTGAATGCTCTTTATCTCCGCTTCAATATTGCCAAATGCTGGAGTATTGAAATCAACAGCTTGTAATGCTTGCTGCAGTCCCTGTAACTTGGCGTTGAGCGCTGATAGGCTATTCCCTGCTGCTCCTGCCGTTTTCAGCGCTGCCTCAACTCCCAGGATCTGATTCCTGAGCTTGTTGAACTCGGCCGATCCGATCTCGACCAACCGGAACGACTGCTGTAGATCCGCAAGCTTCGCCTGCAACCCCGCGATGCTGTTGGCAGGAGCCTGGAAGGCCTCCCGTGCCGACGCCCCCGCCTGGCGAGCTCGTTCCTCGGCATGCCTGAAGCCGGCTTCAAGTTGCGTCGTGTCAGCCCTGACGACCAGGACCGCATCGCCCAGATTCTCCGACATGCAGCCTCCGCCTTCTTCTAGCTTGCCTCAGGCGGCAAACTAGGGCATGAGCAGTGCACTTCTGGGCCTAGCCAATGCCACCGCGACCTTTGATGTCGTGGATGTTGGCACCGTTGAGGATCCGATCACCGGGAACATCATCCCAAACACCGAGCAGGTCACCGTGTCGCTGTTCCTGCGGGAGGGTGGCCGCAATGGGTCTGGGTTGCCTGGGGTCGATACCGATCGGCTGACTTATGACGGCTACGCGGTTGATCCCCAGGCCTTAGACGCCAGGATTCAGGCCGGCGTCAAGGGACTGCTGACGTTCAGCGGCAAGCCGCCCGCCAGGTGCGAGGTGTTGCAGGAGCGCTATCCCTACGGCTCAACGGGGCTGATCGGCGGCACAGTGCAGCGGGTGATTGGCGACCGCATCCGGCTAGCGGTTTACGTCGATGGCTAGGATTAACGTTGAAGTAAGGCTGACTGGGTTTACATCCAGCAAGCTACTGCTGCGTGTGCCATTGATCATGGCCAAATATGGTGACGTGCTTGGCCCGCAGTTAAAAGAAGAAATCAAGGCGGTTCAGTATCCCTGGCCAGGGATAACTTACCGCTACGGCAAGTTCAACAAAGCGAAAACACCCCGCCAGCGCAACAAGGTCCTGAAAGCCCAAGGCGGCCTGCCCTACACCATCGCCTCCAGCCCGCGCAACATCGTGGACTCCGGTGACTTCCTCAACTCGCAGCGGCGTCAGGACAACCCACGCGGGGCCACGATCACCTTCACCTGGGATCCAGCCAGCGAGGACGGGTTCCATTACGCCAGGTCGATCCTTGAAGATCGCATCACCGCCAGCGGCCGAGCGCTGCCCGGCCGGAACTGGATCAAGCCAGCGCTCGACAAGCACCCGTTGGCCCAGTTCTTCGCCGAGCAATGGCAGCGGCTGAGCCAGGCCGGGGGGCTTTAGGAGACCGTCGCCACCGTGAACAACGGCGCCGTGTCGCCCACTCCGACCACGGCAGGATCGGTCATGGTCAGCGTGTCGCCCACCCGGAAGTTTCGGCCAGCATCCACGATCGTTGCGGTTTGGATGACGCCGCTTCCGTTCACGGTGATAGTCGCCGTGCCGCCCAGGCCGGACATATCCCCGGCTGCTGGCGTTACGGGAACCAGGGGGATACCGGTGCCGGCAGTCAGACCCGCGCCAGGGTTGGTGAGCGTCAGGGTGGCCAGGCCATCGCCTTGTTGATAGGTGTACACAGAACTGTAATTAATGAAATTGAATGTTATCGTCATAATGCCGCCATTGGCGAAAGCCTCGTTATAGTTTTCAATAAATCCAACAGCTGCCTCAGCCTGTGGATCCGTGTTGGTGCTACCAAACAATGGCAGCTCTCTCCACATTTGCACGGTAACGCCACTAGGCGCCCCATTTTCGGCGCGTTTGAGCAGCGCATATCCTGCGCTGGTTACGTCGAGGTTTAGCTGTATCGGCATGGACGCGGTTTTCTTGGTTATTAGTTGCTGGCTATACCCATTAGGCGTTTGATAGTCGGATGCTGATTGTTTCTCTGGCTGGGTGGAAATGCTCGCATCCGACAGGCTGAGAATCTCAGTCATCCCAATGGAGCTGGTTGGGACGCTGCTTGCGGTGGTTCCCAGCTTCATGAACAACCGAATGTTGAGCGCTGCCTTGTAAACCCCGGTAGCCATGGCGAATGATGCGTTTCCTCTAGTTTGCCTCGCCGTCCTCCAGCAGCTCCCAGGGGGTTGGACGGTCGCACACGTGTAACCCGAACCCCTGGACATCATGCGCTAGGCCCGTGGTGGCCCGCAGCACGTCCAGTAGATCAACCTGCGTGATCGCCATCTCCTGGCACACTTCCGCCGCCGTCATGCCGGCTTCCAGCATCCGCCGGGCTTGCATCCCCGCCAGGCGTGCCCGCTGCGTGGCGGAGACTCCCCAGTTACCGGCTGCCTTGATCGCGTGGCGAACCTCACCAGCGGCGAAGTGCCCGAAAATTGTGCTGAATGTTCCCCGCTCCGGGTTCCAGGTCCTAGCTGCCTTAATGAATGCAATATCAACGGCACTGTTTATATCTTCAGACGGTAGACAGCGCCCATATTTTTCTCGCATCTTGGCCTGAAACTTCCCTACTAGCCTGATGTTCTCCGCGTACATCTTGCCAATCTTTCGCGATTCTTCCCGCGTCAGAGGCGTTGCCAGATGATTTCTGACAACCGGCTTGTCATCAGCCGGGCCGAACAGATTGAGTTGCTGTTCGGCCACGGCTGGCACGATTCACGATCGAACTACGCGGATGCTACGCGACCCGCCGATAGGTGTGCTAAGGCACAGGCACCCCAGGGTCTGCCGTAACCCCGGCAGCACGTTCAGCGCGTTCTGGTTGTTCGGCACAGCGCCATCCCTGAACTCAACGGAGATCACATCCACGCTGGCGGTTTTCAGGCTGGCGTTAGGGATCCCAGGAATCAGCTCAGCATTGCCAGCCCCATGGCCCCTGAGCAGGGTGGGATTGGCCAGCAAGGCTTCTGCGAGTTCGAAATTTGCCCGCTTGACAGGCAACGGGATTTCGCCAGCCGCAAACGACCACTCCCCGCATGCAGCGCCAATACGGGGCCAGGCGCGGGCCTGAGTGGTGGTGGCACGTGTTCCGATCGACTCCAGTTGGTCGAGGTACATGGCGGCCATGATCAAGGCCCTGCCCTTGTTGTCCGTCGTCGCTGTGGACCAGGCCAGCGTCCCGAGGTAGTTGTCAGCCAGATCATCGGCTGCAGCCACGGTGAGGTAGCTGTTGGCATTGGCGGCGCCAGCGGTGGCAACAACGGTGACGGTCATGG